AAGTCGTTATCCCACTTAGACGGGTAGGATCTGGGCTCCGCTCCAGTACACCACAGCAAAGCAGATAGCGCTGTACAGTAAGCGATAGTTTGCGTCAGCTTCATTGTATGCCTTTTGAAATGGGGTTGGTTCTTTATCACCTTTGATCATGCGACGCTTATCGAGCCACACAGTAAAGTAGAGCGCCACTACCAGCCAGATCAGCAAGACAGCCATATTGAACAGGCTGGGCAGATAAGCTGGGGCGCTTAGGTATTGAATAGCTTCATTCATGAAAACTCTCTCCGCTTTTTACCTTTGATTAAATTGATACTACACTCGTGAAACACCTGTTCAGGCCTTATCTTGCCGTACCACTCATGCGGCAGCCTCACAAAGCTGATCTTCTTTGCCTTGCGGTCAATTCTGATAACACTCGGGCGAAGATTGTCCTTCTGCCACAAGGCTTGGCGCGTAGATCCAAACGCATCAGCCACCTCATGCTGCTTCAATCCGTACAGAAACCGAAACTCATCTAATTTTAATTCTTCAACCATCTTCCAACCTTTACGATAAAATGAAAGTATTCCTTGACTACGGAAAGTATACTACATAGACTTGTTATCAACAAATCAGGAGGAATGGATATGAGTACGTTTATTTTAATTATTACTATTTATTCAAGTAGCGTTGGCGGTATGGGCCTTAAGTCAACGTCTGAATCAATATCGGTAACTCAGGTTGGTCCGTTTGCCACAAAAAAGCATTGCCTGAATGCTGGCAATGCGTGGCTCAGAGAGTCCAAGAGGATTGGTGGCAAAAGGTCAGCGCTTTGCGTTCAGTCAAAATAGGATAACGGAGTAGTGGACAATGAACAGAGACTACGCATTCAAGATGCGCACAAAAGCAATGGCGACAAGAATCACGAAGCCAGCACAGGTGGAAGTTCCAGTCGGCACGCAAAAGCTATTGGAGCACGTAAAAGCCCGCTCAGTGGTTATTGCTCAGGAAATAACTGCAACAATCAATGCTCCTGTTCGCGTACAGCAGAAGCTATGTTAAATGATGATGATGCGTTTAAGGAATTGTGGGGGAAGATATGAGCGAAACTAAAAACATTTACCAGCGCATTAATGCGGTTATGAAAGAAGTGCAGTATGTTCAAAAAGATGCTGCGGTTACTGGTGGCGGACAAAACTACAAAGCTGTAACTCATGATCAGGTTGTCAGTGTTGCGCGCGCCTCACTTGTGGAAAACGGCATTGTGACTTACCCGGAGCAAATAAGCGGTGAATTTCTTACGATGCGAGATATGAACGCTCAGCCAAACCCCGTCAAGATGGGCTTGTATTCCGGAAAGTATAACATCCACTTTGTAAACGTTGATAATGGCGAGGATCGAATCACAGTTTCTGTGGAAGCTCACGCAAACGACAACGGCGACAAAGCACCGGGCAAAGCTCTTACATATGCAACCAAGTCAGCAATGCTTAAAGTGCTTAATCTTGAAACCGGAGAGAACGACGAAAGCCGATCCGCTGAGCCAGTTCACTATACCGAGATGCAAAAAGACCAGTTTGATGACCTGCTGGCCAATGATAATGCGGTAGGCATTGTTTGTTTTGCTCAATCGGTTGGCCCAGATGTTATGACAGCTCTTAATGGCTCCTTCGAGAAAGGCAAGATTTCAGCCGGAAAGCAAAAGCTTAAAGAGCTTACCGCAGAAGGCTGGGAGATTATCGATGATACGGCCATGCAAATATCACATCTAATTGATGCTGAGGATGTTGCCGTGCTGGAAATTACCGAAGAGCTTACGCCTAGCGAAAAGAAACTTGTTTCAGGCAAGCTGACCCAAAAAGAAATTGAATTTATCCGAAAAGCTAAGGAGTTGTAAAAATGGCTAGAGGTGTAAATAAGGCGATCATTGTTGGCAATTGCTGCGATGACCCTCAAACTAAATATCTACCATCTGGAAGCGCTGTCACCAATATCAGTGTTGCAACTAACGAGTCGTGGACTGACAAACAAAGCGGGCAAAAACAAGAGCGCACAGAATTTCATCGCATTGTGTTCTTTAGCCGCTTAGCTGAGATTGCCGGCGAATATCTGCGCAAAGGCTCACAGGTTTATATTGAGGGCAAGCTGCAAACACGAAAGTGGCAGGATCAGTCTGGGGCTGATAGATATTCCACTGAAATTGTGGCCAGTGAAATGCAGATGCTGGGCAGCAAGCAGGATAATCAGCAACAGCCACAACAGGCTCCGCAACAGCCTGCACCGCAGCCACAAGGTTTTGACGACCCGGACTCGATTCCGTTCTGAGGTGCATCATGACACAAAACGAAAAAGACCTTATGGCGCTTAACAAGCAAATATCAGAGCTGGAAAAAACCATTGATGATAACGACATTAAAGCGCTAATGATTAATCGTAAGCTGAAGCCGCTTTATTGGGAAAGAAAGATCCTTAAGAAAAAGATTCGGTCTGAAAAGGCCGAGCTTAAAATGCAGGTGGCTTTATTTACTAAACACCCTCAACTAAAGAGGTTTTCACAATATGTGCCAAGAGAAGGAGTGCTCCAAAATTAAGCTTTTGCAAAAAGTTGTACTTACGTTTTGGATAATTGTTCTTATAGGTGGATTAATTATGTTGCCGGGTTGCGCTACGCAATGTGTAGAGCCTGTTAGGCAATTAGATGATATTACTGGATATGCTTAATGAATAAATATCAAATTATATTTAATGAGCGCTGGCCGCTTAGTGCCAACGCAATGGATTGCTTTGAGTTTCACATTGAGGGTGGCTTTGTTTGGACTTATGACGAAAATGGCGACCCTGTAAATGTAATAAAAGCTGATTTTGTTGATTTTATTTGTCGAATAAAAGGCAAGGAAGGAAAATAAAAATGGAAGAACTAAAACTGTTAATTAAAATGGTTGCCGACTTGCCGCAAATGGCTTTGTGGGTAGCGCTTGGGTATTTTGTTTATAAGGTCGCGGTTATCGGATCTATTTACGGGTTGGCTCGGTTTTTTATTGACAAGCTGCACAGTTGGCTTGTGACACCAAAAGAAAAACTTGTCGAGGTTAAATATGAGATTGGCCCGTATTTTTTAGGCTCCCACTCCATGAGTGATTTAAAAAGGGCTCTCGCAACAGCCAATGAGAAGGTGGGCGGCAAAGAAAGTTATCACCTTCATCGCAACGCCATTCAATTCATGATCGATGCTATCAACGAAAAAGAAAAGCGGCCATAAAGACCGCTAACCCTTCCCCTTAGCTTAGCCCCTTGGTCGGGGCTTTTTTTATTCTTGGTACGGCAAAATATTATTGGCGTTGTCTTCTAAAAAATCAGCCAACAATGGACAGCATTTAATTTCATGTTTGCTTGCGGTAAATGGACACCAGCCTAAGCCAGTGATGTTTTTTTCTAAATCGACGCGAGAATTATCCGGTAAAGAATATCGTGCCGGGCCTCTGTAAACTTGCTCGTAATTTGTTTCAATCATTATGCCACCTTAACTGCGGGTACTGTTCCGTGAAGTCCGGACTGAGCCTCTGCTGCGGCTTTCATAAGCCATGATCCGGTTAGTGCTACCGCTGGGGCTCCAGCCGTTACTGCGCCGCCTGCGGTTGGGATATAAAGTCTGGCAGCCCTTAATACAGAGCCAGCCAAAACCGTGTTGGCCACAATCGCAGTATTTGCTGTGCCGTGTGATAAAATTTGGTCAAGCTCCGCAGCTTGCACACCACCAAAACTCACTGTTCGAGGGTTAAGACCCTCAAAGTTCATTTCAGTTGCCGAGGTCATGGCGATGTTTGCACTGGATCCAGTTTGACCGGGCGCAAAGTGGAATACAACACGGCGCCCCACAGCGCTATCGCCATCTGAGCCTGCAATGACAATGCCGTCATCATGACCGCGATTGGTTGGCGCAATAGGCTCTTGTCTAAACGTGGTGCCGTCATATCGAAACTGAACACGAGTGTCAGGGTTTAGGCCGCCAATCACGTTGAAGTCAGTCTGAACAGGATCTAAGCCTGGAAACTGAATCGTTACTGACGTAGATGTATTTGTCGCAGCGGGGCGAAAGTTTACAACCTGACCTGGAACATATTCAGTTGGCAGCGGGCCGGATACAGGCGTTAATATCATGGCATTAGCCGAGCCTGAATCCGTGTATAATGTGTTTAGTACGTCACCAGCATTAACAACGCTGGTCTGTTTGTAGATTTGCGAGCCGCCAGAGTCTTGGATGGTTAGCGAGTAGTTTCCAGCAACCTCTAACGCTACTGGCGAGCCGTTAAGCTGCGGATTGCCACCAGCATTGGTTCGAATGGGCTGAGCAATAGGGGCAAGCGTACCGTTCTCCTGGCGAGCTTGAACTTGCTTTCTATTAGCTGGAACCGTTGGGTCTACATCAGGATTCCCAATAAATATTTGAGCATTACTAACAGGGTCACCGTTTGCAGGTCGGGTGATCGTTAATATTGGATTAGTGACAATTCCCATGGTTATCGCCTTAAAAATGCTTCAATGGACTTAATGGCATTCTCTTCGTTGATGCCGCGTATATTGTCGATGGCACCGCCTAGAATACTGGTTGTAAGCTCTCCGGTATCACCTCTGGCTAGTGCGGCACCTCTCCGGGCTATTTGTTCACCTTGGCCTTTTAATGATGTTCTGGCCGCAGCGCCGAACACTTTATCCAGCTCATCAGCGAACAGAACTTGTGACAGGATGTCGTCGCTAAACTCACCGCCAGTATTCCTAGCCACCTTCTCAAGCTCATCAATGGAGTCAATCAGATTAACCCGTGACTGAGCATTACTCAGAGTACGCCTAAGTGTTGTGCCAAGTGCCTTGTCAGAATTAGGGCCAAAGAAATCCAGCTTAGTTCCCGCCGCCGTCTGTAGATTGCCCAAAGCATTTATCGTCTCCGCGTACACAGTGTTAGCTTCGTTATAAGCCGGGAATGTGCTGTCTAAAGCACCATCAAGGCCTGTTCTAAATTCTTTCAACGCGCCCTCGGCTTGACCGCCCAAGCCTGTTTTGGTTTTGCCAAACGTCACATTGTTGTCGATGATCTTTTTCATGTTGTGCACGGTCAGTGCGTCAGGCTGCTTGCGGGATAGGCGCGACATCTGCCGAACAACTTCCTTCATTGGCCCGCGATCACCAGGAGCTAATACCGAGTCATCAAAGTTAGGCTTAAAGCCACCTTTACCATCATCAACAAGTCTTACACCAAGCTCTTGAAGCTTTTCACCAAACTGGGCGACAGGCTCGCCAATATCTACAGCTTGACCCTTTAAAGATTGCGCAGCAGCATCAACAGCCTTGCCAGCCTCTCTGTTAGTGCTTTTAACGTGCTTTACGCGCTCAAGAAGGGATTGGCCTGCAATGTCAGTAGGTCGGTTTAAAGACGCAAACCTGGCGTTCTCACGGCCCTTCTTAAGGACATTGACCATCTCCAGCATCTTGTCACGATCTACGCGTGTAGAGCCTTTAGCGGCAGCTAGAACGCTTTCATCAAAACCCTGCTTGGCAGCCTCAGTAAAAAGCTTATCGCCCTCAACGCGGCCAGCAGAGTTAACAATATATTTACCAACCTCAACATTGCCGGGTTCAGCCTTAATCTTTTCAGCTATCTTCTGCTTAGTAGGGCTTTGGGGGATGGCCTGTTTAATTCGATCGATCGCTGTCGGCTGCTGTCCTGGCACCTTGGTTATTGGTGTGCCAGTGGTAAGCAAATCTCCCGCAAGCTCAAAGGCATCGTCGCCACCCCTTGAGAGTGCGGCAATAGGCGGAGCAGGAGCGGAAAACTCACCCGCCATGCCTGCAACTTGCCTTACCGTCGGATCTTCCACAAAGCCGCCCGCCGTAGCAGGGGCAAGGGCTTCAGTAACAGAGGGTATTTGTGCGTCAGCTCCAGCTAATTGCAAAGCAGCGTTAACAGGGCTTGCGGCAAAATCAACCAAGCCAGCAACGCCTCGGTTTACACCGGCAGCAAACTCAAGACCAACATCTGCGGCCTGACCTAGCAGGGATGGATCTTCTGTCGGGGGTGGCGCATCATCAAACTGACCACCCTGAATCGCTTGGGCAAGTTGACGCGCAGCAGCCGTATCACCAGCCGCATCAGCGTTTCTCAGTGCGTCTTCTAACTGCTCTCTAGTTGCCATATTTATTCAGCAAATCATCTATTGAAGGTTGTGCGGCAGGTTCAGTTACAGCCCCTTCCGGGGCATTCTGAACCAAGAATTCTTTGGCTTTTTCCATGCCCTCCTTGATGGTCATAAGAGACCTGTTGAACGCTTCCTCACTCATGTTCTTGTTGAGCGCACCAGCAGCAGCGGAAATCTTGCGGCCTTCTGCCTCAGACAAGGCGCCAAGGCCCTTCATGGTCTCTACAGCCTGCGTGAATATCTGGGCGTCAAATGCCTCAAGCTCAGCCTCAAAGTCAGCGGCATCGCTACCGGGGCGAGTAGGCAGCACAGAGCTAAGCCCGACAGCAGCTTCTAGGCCAGGATGGTTAAGCAGTCTTTCTGCACTGGCAATACCTCGCTCAGTGGCAGACAGCGCCTTTCTGGATGCGTCCACAACCTTCTTTTGGTCAGCTTCGATTTTCTGCTCACGCTGATCAATCTTAAGTTGAAGCTCTTGCTTCTTGAGGTCATTGGTTTCTTTCTGAGCCTGACTTTTCAATTTGTCCAGCTCTGCATTTTGCTTCTTAAGGCCAAGCTCCTCTTTCTTGAGGTCAAGCTGCTCATCAGCTCGACGACCCTCTGCGGCAACCTCAGCTTGTTTGGCCCGAGCCTTTTGCTGAGCAGTGTAAGCCTTATGCACATCAGGAAACATAGGCGAGCCATCCAGCTCAACTGCCTTAACTCCAGCCACTGGATCTCTTCGCACAGCCTCTAAGCCGCGACGAAGAAATACAGGGTTTCCGCCCTGACCCTCAACCTCAGCCACAGCATTGGAGAGTATTTGCTCGGCATTTTCTGGGTTTGTCAAAACCTGTGAATAAGCACTTCGCACGATACCCTCAGTTCTGTCATTGGCAAAATCAAAAGCTTGCTTGGTAACTTGCTGAAATTCAGGGTATTTAATTGACACCTCGGCAAGCTTACTTGGATCGCCAGACTGATAAGCAGCCATAATGTCCCTTTGTGCAGACTCGAAGCGCGCCTGAGACTTAGCCTTAACCTCATCCTCGCGGCGCTGCTGGCCAATCTGACCAAACGTCTGGCCTAGCCCAGCAAGACCTTGCTGAACCGCTGGCGTACCCACATCGATTAAAAACGGATTTCCGTTAGCCATGTATCACCTAAAATAATTTGGACAGTAAGCCGTGATCTTTAAACGTATCCCAAGCATTCGAGAAATCAAATGTGGATAAGTCTGCGGCAACCGATGCGTCAGCACCAAGACCAAGTTTATCATCTTCAAAGTCTTCACCGACAAGCTTGGGCAAAAAGCGCTGGTTAAAGTCTTGCTCTAACACCTTGCCGCCAAACAGGTCTTGCAAGTACTCTCCGGTATCTTCATCACGATAACCGCCTTCACGAGCACCAGACTCATTGGCAACGATCAAGGCCGCCAAGGCAGCCCATGGGCCAGCCGAAGCTAAAGCACTACTACCGCCGCCTGCGCTACTACCGGCAGCAGTCCCGCCCGTGCCTCCAGCTCCACCCCCAAACAAAGAGCCTAAGCCGCCTTGCCCAGAGAACTGACTGTAAGCCTGAAAGCCTTGGAGCGGGTTAATGCCACCCATTCCTTGCTGTTGCTGCTGAGGCTGTGTAGTAACAAATGGATTAAACGGCATGTGATACTCCAATGGCTGAATAATCTACGGTCAGATAGCCGTTATACTCCATGACCGCACTTGGGTTGGTCTCTGCCACTTCTTGGGCTAAGACGCCGCGATCAGAGCCGGACAGGTTGAATAACTCCTTGGCTTTCTTGTTCCAATCCCAAGAGTAAATTTTGTGACCATTCTCAACACCGATTTGCTTAAGGTTTCGCTTAAGCCGCTTGTCAGAGAAAGCGCTGTAAGCCTGTAAGCCTGTCTGGGCAGCGCCAAGTAAGTTACCAAAGCCTTGCTGCTGACCTTGTTGTTGAGCCTGTGCGGCGGCAATTTGACCTTGGGCCAATGTCTGGCCAATGCTACCGATACCCTGTGCAATTTGCGGGGCGTAGGATGGCAAATTTGCAAGGCTGGCCAATCCGCTAAGGTTTTCTTGTCGGCTAATGTCGGCTCGCTGCTGCTGTTGGTTAAACGACTGTAGAAGTGCGTTCTGTTGCAACTGCTGGTTAAACGAAGCCAAATCTTCAATTGTGTTGCCAGATCGCAAGCCGCCAGTAGCCGCCGCATTTCTGAGAATCGCATCCTCGCCGGCATCACGAGTACCAAGAATGGCATCATAAAGTGGGGAGGCCTGAGCTTGCTGAATAAGCTGCTCTTGGCTGACATCTTGAGGAAGTTGATAGAACCCGCCAAGCTGCGTTATTGCTTGCTCGCGAAACTGCTGAGGTATTTCCTCTCGCTCCCGAAGATAGGCTAGCTTTTCCCTTTCGGCATCAGCCTGAATCTCAGAGGCGCGAATAGAGGCATCAGCAGCACTGTCGCCACCACCCCCACCAAATAGATCACTTACGAATCCCATAATTTCCTCGCGTATGCACAGGCTGAACCATTTGAGAAGAAAGGCTCAAAGCCGCATTTTTCAACCAAGCGCTTAATGCTTGGCTTGTCAATTGTTGCTAACAGCATTTTACACCACGGCATAGATTCGCGCACGTAATGAGCAAAATCGTCAATGGCCGTCTTAATGTGACGCAATCCGTCACTATCTGACGCAAAGTGGCATATCAATGCAGGCTTATCCCCTTTTTGCGCAAATGAAAACAAAATACGCCCAGGGCCTGCCCATTCAACCACAACGTAGTTTTCATTGAAGGACAGATCAAGGCGGTCGTCACCCGGTTCTTTAAACATCAAGTGATGATCAGTGGATCCGGCAGCGCTGCATTTGTCGGTGATGTTTGATTCCATCGTGTACCATCGGCTGATTGTTCGTATATGTGACGCTCGGCGGCAACCCAGTTAGTGAGAGCCCAATTGGCGCCATTGCCATTAGCCTCAACCGCAGTGCCGCCCAGGTCATCAAGTGGGTATGAAAAGTTAGACCCCGTTACCGCACCTTGATCCCAGTTTGTAAACACAAGGTCATACAGGAAGCCGCCTAGGAACTGAACGTTATTAAAACGTCGGCCAAAGTTACCAATTCGAAGTCCTGCCGTAGTAATGCCCGTCACCTCAAACTCATGGATATTGCCATCAAACAAATCGCTTACCGATCCAGACCCGCCATCAACACTTAGTGTGCCGTTGGCTATTTGCATCTGTCCGGGTATTGCGCTATCAAGCAAGAAAAAGAATCGGTTACTTGAGCCGATGCCATCAAAGATGTAGTGGGTTCCCGTTGTTGGGTTAAGCAAAACTCTTCCGCTAATACTTGATCCATTTCGACTAACAAGCTCAGTGCCGGTCACATAGTTATTGACCCGGTCAAAGAAGTTAAAGTTTCGGGTCGGCAACGTTGGGCCAGCCGATGTAGACAGCCAGCCAGTATTGCCCGTGCCTGTTGCTTTTAGGAATATCTCATTGACATCTGATACATAAAATCTACCGGGAGCCGCAGTAACTACGCCTTCGGGGGAGCCCGTGCCGGTCAAGGGGGCCAGAGGAGGTGTGGTGATAGTGACATTGCCTGAGCCGACCAAGCTCTGATTGTTGACTGTGCGTATATTGGTGCCAGAGACAAGCGTGTCTTGCTTATCATCTAGATCAGTAACGTCTGCCTTATCGTCTAAAGCATCTTGCAGCCCGGCAATCTGTGATACAGAGTAGTCATCATCCTCGGCAACAACAGCGCCTGTGCGGCCAAATACAGAGGATACATCGCCACCACCGCCACCACCAAGTTCGTCGTTAATCGCCCTGAGTGCCCGCTCTAAATTTTCTCTTAGCTCAAGATAATCCTTAATTAGGTATTCTGGCCAGCCCGCCTCACCAAGCTCAAGGCCCGATATATCAAAGCCGCGCAAGTTTAACAGCCGATCATCAACCATGGTCTATATAGCCTCGGGCAAATGCCATGCGGGAGCGTGTTGCACCTCTCAGCTTAATTGAGAACCAGTTATCAACACGACCAAGAGGGCGGCAGATAAAACGATCATCATATACGGCCATGCGGCTATATCTTTTGTCATATTCTCGGCCATGCGTCACGCCATCGTAAGTCATTGATACGGCCACGTTAGCATCACCAGCATCATTAAACCCAGGCAGCATCTCAATCTCTAACTGATCCACAGATTGGCCATCCAGCTGAATAAATGGAGTGTTTAGCTCCCATTCAGCTATCTCGCCATAGTGAAGTGGGTCAGTGTCATCCAGTAGGCCAATATTGTCATCTCGCTTGTCGCCGTAGACAAAGAAGCCCAGTCTTGGGTCCCACACGCCATGCACACCGCGATAAGTGCGAGAGCCCTGAACATCGGTCTTCAGCACTGACCACGCTTGAGATATGCCCAGCTGCTTAGCCAGGGTGATATTGAATATCAGCGTGTCATTGGGCAGGTGAACCAGCAAATAAGCGTAGCCCTCTCTAGCTCTTGGCTCAAGGATGGCGCTTACCATTTGCTCCTCAGAGTAAGAGTTAATAATCTTTTCAATTTCTCGGGTAGCAATCCGCTCGGAGTGGTTAACGCCCAACTGGCGAAGCGATACGTTTTCATTCCTGTCGCCACCCAGAATATAGTAAACACCCTCAACCTCTGCCCAGGCGTCTTTGCCGACAATTCCTGATTTTATCGCTCGGCTGGGAATGTTACTGAATGCAAAATTGGTATTGGCGGGGTCAAACCTAAAAAACTGTGTGGAGTATCGGCCAAACACAATAGCCTTGTCGTCTGAGGTCTTATCTAGAGCAACGATGCCATCAGGCATAAAGTCAGCGGCACCAAAGTCCAAAGGATCGATAGCGGCGTCATCGTTTAGCTCAGTGTGATACAGGCGCTCGCCATCGGTGAGAAGGAACAGGCCGTCAATCCATACGCCGTCTGTAGGCTCGCCAACATCAGGATCGGTTACTTGTCTGAAGCCAGCAGTGGTGTTGTATAGCCACATCTTGCCGTCAGCGATGATTGCTTGGTTTCTCAGTGAGTAGGGCAGAGACGCCGTGTCAATGCCTGTGACAGTACCCAGCTCCTGCCTGAAGCCTGACGCATTCATGCGGATAAGCCTCTGCCCGGATATGCGGTAGTGATCCCGAACGCGCTCATTCCAAACGCCACCACGATCAGGGCCTGTGCCTGTCACTTCGCCTTGACCAAAGTTTCTTAATCCCGGCTCTTGGATCATGTAGCCCGCAGCATTAAACAGCGGCTGAACAACCGCTGTCATATTGACAGGCAGGACGTCACGATAATCCGTGTCACTGCCTGCCGCATCACCTCTGATTAGGTTTATTGGGGTTCTTGCCATTAAACAATTCTCAATGTGCCGCTGTCATTCCACAGATCGCCCGTAACCAGCCCTGTAGAGCTTGTGGGCAAGTCTGCAACGTTGATTCCTTGAGGCCTAATTGTAACACCGATGTTGAGTACGGTTTCGCGCGTGTATTGGGTTGTAAACAATCCGCGCTGCGGCAGCGACGCGTGGTTCTCAAGGTCGGTAACTGTTGCGGCAATTGGCTCAAAGTCTTCGTAATCATAAAACTCAGCCATGTCATTAAACAGAACTAGCCAGCCAGATTGATCTGCGCCAAACAAATCCGTGTAAGCGCGGTTTGTGTCAATCTCTGTGCGATCACCGACAATGATTAGCGTGTTGGTGGCGCTAGGCTTAAAAGCAAAGACTTGCGCACCATCATGCACATGCTCAATCTCTACTTGTCGAGTGCGCGCGTTCGTAGCTGGTACTGTTCGTGTCTCAACGTAAGACAGTATTACCTCAATATCATTGATGGTTGGCAGGCCAGCATTAACGCGCTCAGTCACACTTACGCGGATATTTCTTGCGCTGGCGTCATAACGAACCTCAATAAAGGCTGTCTCGCTTCCGTCATTAATTGAAAAGTTGGCAAACTGGTCAGTCGAACCACCAACGTTAGCTAGGGTTGTTGTGTTGGTGCCGAATATGTTGCCATTAGCATGTCCGCGATACTGAATGGTTAGCGTTGTTGCTGTGTCCGGAATGTTGCGGGTAAAGAACAGCTCATCCGCCTCTGGAACCGGAACGCCGTTAACAAACGTAAGTGCCGGAATGTTGTGCCATGTGCCTGCACCAGAAACCCTGTTGCTTGGCGCTGGGTAAATTGTTTGTGTCGTGGTGCTTGCTGGTATGGCCGGAACAAATACATTTACGTTAAATGCGCCATTGGTGTAGTGCATCAAGTCTGTGCCGGTAGACGAAGATAGGATTACCGAGTTGCCATATGCCGCGTCCGCATCAATGTAAGCCAGCTTTCGGCCCGTCCTGTCACCAGTATTAAGATTAAAAGCGTTTGACCTCTTTTGGCCAGCAGACGGCGCTATGGGGCTGCTTTCAAAGAACACGGTCTGAGCATTAGTGTTGCCTAGCCCATTATTGTAAGCGCTTGACACTGTGGTCGGAGTTGACTCTTCAGTGATGGTTAGCTCGTTATCTAGAATATCAACAACAGCGGCAGGCAAGCTCAGGGCTGCATGCTCAAGCTCAGCATCAATGCGCTCAACATCTTCCTGCAAGTTAGCAATGTCGTTGCGCTCAACAATGATGTCTTCCAGTGTAGTCCGAGTTACCTCAAATCTGTTGCCAGATGTAATTCCGGTAACACGCCACACAAAGTAAGTGGTACCAGAATCTGAAAAGCTTTCAATCACCTCAACATTTGGCGTTGTGTCAGCCAAAGGTATGGGTGTGTCAGTCGTGGTATTCATCAAGACAAACAGGCCGGGCTCTGGCGTAGCCACAAACAGCACAACATCGGTTGCTTGGAATCTGGGGTTATCCACAGAGACTTGGCTAAAATCGGATAACTGCTGCGGGTATGCAGCCGTAGCCGAGCTGCTTCGAAATCTCGCCAAATGGTCTGGCGTGTTGTGCTGAATCTGCCCGCGACGCATTAACCGGTCTTCGATAGAGCTGAAATCTGTACCCGGAGTCGGCAGCGCTCGATTAAGCTTTTCTCGAACAGCCGCATCAAGCTGACTCTCAGACAGATTCATGACGTTCTGAGTCACATCAACAGTATTTGGACTTAGCCTAAAGTGCTCCTGAACTTGGGTTAACCAAATCTCAATGGTCTCTAGAAATGCGTAGTTAACCGACGCGCTTCGGGTGTAGTGACGATAGGTGCTATTTGTAAACGTGGCGTCATCTCTGAAGGTGAAGTCAGTTGCCAGGTTTAAGCGCTGGGTGATTGTGCCGTCAGTATCTCGAAAGATAATGTCAATGGTTGACTCGGGGTGCGCAGCAATAAAGTTTGGATTAATGCCCACTGTCAAATAGCTGTTAAATCGGTTCTGCCCAAAGGTAAAACGGTTCATTCCGTCACGATTTTCACGGCCACCAATGTAAGGGTAGTCATCGCCAGCTCTAGGGTTGCTCGAGTCTGTTGACGGCGTAATGAATGGCGCTTCGGCTAACGGATTCTCAGATAGCCATACAACGGCATCAGCACCAGCCATGGTAGCCAGAGCAATATCTACGCGATTATCAATCTCAGAGGCTTGAGCCAAAAAATTGGATTCCTCTCGGCTCATTCTCTGGAGGCTGTCACGATTTATAACGAACCAGTCATCACCATTAGTCCAGCTAGTAAATGCATCGGCCGTCCAGACAACATAATCACCATCATAAATAACGCGATCACTTACGCCCGCATCAATTAGACCTTGACGCAATGTGCCGTCATTGGGATTTGAGCCGATTACAGGAAAGGCATAACCCTTTTGAACGCTAGATGATGGCGGCAAAAATGAGTTGTTGGCATTATTCCAGCCAAGGTTCTGTAAGACCACCTCACCAAATGTAGCCACGGGATCAACAGACTGGCTGACACTGATGCGTTCCCACTGGCCTAGTGTGCCGCCGGTTCGGGTAATCCTGAAAGTGACCTCAGAGCCCTGGGCAATGGTTACAGGCAGCTCGTTACGATCAAACAGAGCGCTTACGGAGGGCGGCCGGATGGTCATGGAGTTGCGGACTACAGATTGTGTAGTTCCGCCTAAATAGCCAATCGTTATCTGATAAACTTCACCCAACCCACGGGCAACCTGATCATCAAACATGGTGTTCAATTCAGAGGGATCTGGCAGCTCAAATATTCTGTTTGCGTTTGTCTGACCGCGCGCACCAATCATTGTCACGCTAGCTCGACCGCCGTACCACTGATCTTGGTTGCCGTTCTGGCCATAGCTTGCAAAAAAGCTGCCTGTAAATGAGCGGGGTGCGGCACCTAGGCCTGTATTGTCAATACGATTAAAAGCCTCTTCTGCGTCAGCAGAACCCGCAAGCAAGCCGGTCTTATCAGTATCAGCAACTAAAACATTCTCATCGTTTAGCTGGCCGCCCATGCTGCCAAGAGTCAGATCATCAACGGCGTTCTTAAGGGCTTCAGCATCTGTAACAGTGTCCGCTAAGTTGCCATTGCCATCAGGCGCCTCAAGCTTAACCTGAGAGCCTGCCACAAGCTCGCCATCAGCAGACGCAATGCCTTTAGGGCTAATAATTGGATCATCAATAGGCATGTTATAGCTCCACTAAATAAGATGCTTGGCCAGCGATACCGCCTGTATTTTGCAGGATGTACAAAACGTAGGCTTGGCCACTGATAGTCCTAGCGTTTTCTGTTCGGGTAAATGAGCTTGTCACGGGCTGACCAAAGAACCGAATGTCATCCAGATCCATATCAGCAGGCATGAGAATACCCACAAAGGCATTATTCGCAAATGCACCACTCACTTCAAAGCTGTCATTTGTGGTCACATCCACACTGGTCAGATTTGTCAGGTCAGTAGTTGCAAAATCGTTAGTCGATCGAATGCCGTAGTATGCAAACTCATGAGGCTGCGCTGCTCGAATCGTAATGTCTCGACTGAACGGCTGACCACTGGTACTGGTGCCGCGCAATGTAAAGTGAGCCGCTTGACCTGCCATTAGCGTAGCGTCGTTGATCGTTACTGTGATCATGGTAGCCGTAGGGCTAACTGCGCTGCTAAGCACGGCAGAGCCTTGTACAAGCTCCATCTGGCCCTGCACAAGCTGCGGGTTTTCTATCACATAGGAAAACGTCTTGCTGCCTGTGAGCGTTGTGCCAGGGGCTACAGAGGTGGGCTGGCCAGCAATGTTTAGGGACAGGATGCGAGGCTGAGCAACAGGAGCTGGGTTTACATCGGTCATGTAAGCCAGCTCTCTAAACTCACCACGCTGAATCAATCCAGACAAGAATGGAAAGCCGTTAGTGTCACCCAGCATGGCCATATTGTCGGCAGCTACATCAACCGTCAGATTGTCTCCCTGCTGTTGAACAAACTTGTTCTCATTCAGGGTGATGGTGTTAGCGCCCAAATCCCAGTTAATGCCATCTTCACCACTCAGCCATGAAGCCTTAGTTGGAAAGTATTTCAGAACCGTCTGATTGCCATCGGTATAGCGCACACGAATCCGAACATTGGTCATTGCGGCAAACGTTTGAATGCGCAAGTCATTGGTTCGGGCTGTAAATGGCACTGTATAGCTAAACGTCAATGGGTTTGCCGTGAGCTGCTGGGTGTTAACATTTTGAATAACAAAAGGCACGTTAGGCGTAGCATCACCCGCATTTCCGTTATTGCCGTCACCTTGCCCCTCAGTCAAAAAGAACTGTCTGGGGCGCTCACTAGGTGTTGTCTCTCGGCTTCGCGCATCAATTAAATCAAATTGCAGCCCATCAGCATTAAACTGCGCATTCGTGATGGACAGTAGGCTATTGGATTCAGATACGACGGCAATATCACCAAATGCGATAGAGCCAGACTCAACGCCAAACCCCTCGGGAGCCAGCATTGTGTTGTCAGCCAGAATCTGAGCGCCTGACTCTTGAAACTCAGTGCCGTTAAAGTAGGGCACGGAGCCGCTATCTAAATTGGTTATTGAGTCAAGCAGGTCTCTGTCGGCTTGTGGCAAGTCCATGCTCAATAGCAGCCACATACTAGCAGCCTGATCGGTGTATTGCTGAGCTGTTGGGTTATTAATGCCACCCCACTCAAACAATGAGGTACCAACAACAAGGCGTGTAACCTGCGTGGCGCTGTTATGAATGTCATTTAGATTGGCATTGGCCCACACATCACGAGCAGCATTATCAGCAAAAGGGGAGTCGTCAGGCACAAATACAACACGACCGCCTGCGCCACCCCCAATATCAGTAACGCTTACACCGTCATCATCAACCTGAAGCAGCGCGTAGCCATCATTGCCCACAACATCAATAAGACCACCAATCCAATTCTCAGGCTCGTTTTCTAAAAACCGAGAAGCAGAGAAGTAGCCAGACGTACGAATCTGGGCCAGCGTATCGTCAGCACTGCGGTAAAAATACCGATCAAACGTACCATTACGGCCGTTAATCGGCTTGTCTAATCTTGTTTGTTCAAAAGGCATATTAACCTCTACCTGCAAAGAGAACTGGGCGGCGTCTTACTCGGGTTAGCTGGCTTACACCAAGCGTGCCTTCTCGGATAGTTTCACCCTCAATCGTTCCGGTTGGAATAGTTCCGGTCGATGATACGGCAATCTGGTTATCGCTAATGAAGGAGTCTACAGTAAACGCGGTATCGTCAGGCAACAAGCCCGTTCCACCCACTTCAATTAAGTATCGAATATTAGGAGCTGTCAGAGTGGCAACCGTGTCAAATTCCACGCTCCACTCACGCAAAATAGTTGTCGGGGATACTTCAAAGAACCTCGTGTCACTGGCAAATGCGATACCAGCAGGAACAACGTCAGCACCCGTAAACGTATGAGACAGTCCAGTAGGCTCAAAGTCTACTGTGTACTGCCTTAACACCTTGGCGTTGTCTACGATCCAAAAGAACCCATCGTGCCAAGTAATGCCACGGTAATCCACGTTGGCAGGCAGCGTGGTAAATGGGTAAGTATCGATAGCAACATTCTCTAAGCCGCGCACAACACCGCGAACACCTGATCTTGTGGCTAGCGTAGCACTGGCTATGCCTGTATCAGTGGGAGGCCTCACACCTGCGATAGGGGAAAACTCTGGATTGTTTCGGGTTGGAGTGGATATTACGCCGCTGATCTTGTCTCGGCTTTGGTGGTCGCCAAGGTTGTTAAATATCTGAAGCTCGGCGCCTGTCACAAAGAACGCTGCAACACCATTGGTTAAGTCAGTCGTCACTGTGACATTGTCAAACACACCATCAAGCGTGTAACGACGAATAGCGGCGCCATCAGAGACATACAGCCTGTCTTGAAGCTCATCGTAATCAAGCCAGAACACACTATTAGGAGGTGACGATACAGTATGCTCAGCCACCTCAGTAAAGTCAGAGATAATGCTTTCAGAGGCTGACTCAACATCGGAAACAGAGGTTAAAATTCCCTGATTCTGTAAATTGCTAATCTGATTCTGAACGTTTGTTATGTCGGAGTTGTCAGCCTTGTCATCAAGTGCGGCCTGCAACCCAGAAATATCTCCCACCGAGCAGTCGCAATCACCCGAACCGCCGCCGCCACCCCCGGTACATGTCTCAACAGAGGCGCGTCGAAAGATTCGGTCAGTAGTGGCGCCACCTTCCCAAAAGTTTTCGCCATCCCAAGCAATGCCAAATGTTTCATTCTGAGTAGTTGAAAATGAATTGCTTGCAAACACATTGCTGGAATATCGATAAACCGTAGTGCCACCAACCACCCAAAAATCATTGCCAACAAAAACGATACCTTTAGCGCCGGTAGTCTGACCGCTAATATCAATAGTGGATTGAAGCGACCCGGACGAGCTATATACCCGAACCGACCCGCCATCCGCTATGTATATCTCTCCGCTTGGAGATACTGCAAGGCTAGCCATGTTTGTAGGCATGCCGTCCGATGTTATGTCTGAAATGATGGTGCCCGGAGCATGCGGGCTAGCCAAAGCAAGTCTTTGAAGCGTTATTGTTCCGCTATTGTTGACAAGGGCAATAATGCCAGTGGGCGTTGCGCACATGCCTATAACACCACCAACCAACCCAGCCAGATCAAGCCTTTGCGTGCTAATCAGCGTGCCGGTTGTGCTGTACACATTAAGGAAGGCACCGCTGTGCATGTAAATTCGGGAGGCCTCGTATGAAAGGGAGGCGATATCTTCTGAAGCGGTTAGCCCTGGATCAAAATTAAAACTGGAAGCCTCTGCGCCGGTGATAACACATACGCGATCACCACCGCCGTTATCGGAGTCCTCATCGCTTACAATGTCACGGACAATCTCGGCAATCTGGCTATAGAATCGATCGTACTGGTCGTGACGTAAAGTATTGCCATTGCCTCGCGGCTGTCTTACTGGGTATTGAACCTCATTGGTTCGCTGTGCAGCGCGATAGGCAGACACCCCAGCATACAGCTCTCTAGCATCTGCCTTAAGCTGCGCAATGCGATTTTCATTAATAGAGCTGCCGTAGTACGGGATAAGACGAACAGCCAATTCAGTGGCCATCCAGTCGTTAAATCGGTCATCAACATTGGTTTCAGACTGCGGGTCAGGAGTGTCTTCAAAATTGTAGTTGAGCTGAACATTGCGGTTTAGTCGTGACCGCATCAAGTACTCAAGCTGATGAAGAGCCTCGGCCATATCCTCGGGCGTCGGCTCTCGGGTGATGCCAGATATTCCAAGCCGACTTAATGCTGTGTTGATTATGTCGACTTTTCTGGTCATTTACTTGTCCTCTTTAGCCTGCTTAGGCTGCTCTTTCTTGGGGGGCTTATTCTCTACAGTATAACCGCTTTGAAGGTGATGATGAACCATCTCAGTAGGTACCCAAGTGGCCTTGCCATCTTTCCAAACTTTAGTAGCCATATCGTTTCCTCATACAAATAGAGGGGCCGAAGCCCCCCATTGAACCGCTTTATTATTAGGAGCCTACAACGGCAACACCACAGCGGCTTGGATCTTTGATCGTGATTCCATACCAGATAAAGCAACGGTAGCGGAAGTTCATCGTCGCCATGTTGGCATCGTAGATCATGTACATGTTCAGACCGTTAGACAGCGTCTGGGTAATGACCTTTTGGCCATCGAACTGCTGGAAGAAATCAGCAGGGATGTTGCCACCCAATACTTCAACCGCGTCCATATCCCAGAACAGGTTGGTCTTAGCGCTTGCATCGGTGTTGATCCGAGTCACCGTAGCGGTGTTCAGGATCTGAGTGTTGATGTTTGCGTAAGCTTCCTGTGTGGTGGTCAGGTTCGAGTCACCAACAGCGATAGGCTTAGGGTAAACAGTCATCGACGTACCGTTAGGCAGCGCAACAACAGTAAAGGTCATAGCCTGACCGGTGTTAGTCTTGTCAGCCAGGCCAACAGACTCAACCACGTCACTACCATTGGTGAAAGTTACCTTATCACCAACAGAGAAGCCGCTAGAGTCACTTACCGGGATGGTGGCAGAGCGATAGTCGACGTTAGTCACAACGCCGGTAGTCGCATTTACAGTGCCACCTTCAGGCTCAAAGCTTTGATCACCAGTTACAGTGATGCTTGCTGGAGCTGGACCACCGGTCAAGGTAGGCAGGTAAGAGCCAGTGTATACATCAAACTGGGCTACCTGCGAACCAATCTGGCCCATCTGCCATGCTTCTTCCGGACGACCTTTTACGGTTTCACGGTTAGACAAGTCACTAGCGAAACGACGGGTATCGCGGTCATTCAGAACGAAATGACGGCCGTTATTCATGCCTTGACGTTCGTTCATGATGGCCTGAGCTTCACTGATAAACTCATAGCCGTTATCAGTGCTGGAGCGGTAGAACAAAGAGCCCTGAGTGCGAATCGCTTCAGCAATGGTTTGGTTCAGCTCAGTAGCTTGCTGCAAACCAGACTGCTTACCACGACGCTCCCAGAACGTAATGTCACGCAAGTTATCTGCACGCTGCTGAACAAAATCGTTCTTTGGAGTGCCGAGAATTGCGGGGTAGGTTTCTTCGATAATGTCTTGCTCGTTACCAGTCAGATCCCAGCCCTCAATGATCGGAGCGTGGTGCTGAACAGGACGCCAGACAAAGTTATTAGCGTTTTGCATCGTCGCAGCGTCGGGCTCGAAATAACTTACGTTATTGATGAGCTGCATCTGATGCTCGTATGTTTCAATGGCGTTCTCAAAGAACACCTCTGCAATCTTACCTGTTGTAGCCATGTTTAATACCTTTTAACTACCAGCCGCTTACATCAGTGCCAGCCTTTTTGGCTTGCTGCTTGATGTTCCAGGCTTCTTGGCCCTTGCCCGCCTTGTGCGCTGCCATGTACTTCTTCTTGGCATTGCTCATGGTCGTGCTTTTATCGCCTTTCACCTGTGCGCCCGGTTTGGGTGCTTTGGATTTTGGATTAGCAATTGGCTTATTGAATTCGCCCATTTTCTTAGCGAGGTATGCCACAGCCCTAAAGCCAGAAGGATCGGCTACCAGAGTGCCCTTCAGCTCATCTAAGAGCCTTTGGTTTCTGCCTACCGCGTACATCACCTTCTCACTACCTTCACCCAAGTTTGAGATCAGGAAATCAACACCTAGATCACCTTTGCCGGGAACTGCTTCTTCCACTGCTTGGCGAACGTTAGTGTCTGACTGCTTGTACAGATCGCGTTTGATCTTGTGCTTTACAATTAGCCCTTCTGCTCGTTCATAATGACTATCCACTGATTCACTCAGCTTGCGCATTTGCTCGGCTTGCTGCTGCTGTTGGGCCTGAACCTGTTGGTTTTGACCCGCCTGCGCTTGCTGGCTTTCAAACCTCCAATCCATGTAAGCCTTTTGGTATTCAGCATCACTGTTGTAATCGTCATACCGGGGCTCTGGCTTGGCAGTTTGTGGAACCGGCTGCTGCTGGGACTGCTGAAGTTGAGCTAACTGGTTTCTCAGCTCCTCAATCTCATCATCCTTCTTGCTTAGCTTGCCTTTTAAATCCTTACGTAAGCCAATGTGCGCGCTTAGTGGTACAGCTTCGTCATCATCGTCAGACTCATCTAAGAGCCAGCCTTCCGTTACTTCATCTTGGACTTCATCATTTTGGACTTGCTTGCCATCTTCATCTTCGGTTTCGGACGATTCGTCTTCACTCCCGTCATGCGCTTCGGCTTCGACTTCGGCATCGGTTTCTTCGTCTTCGACATCTTGGAGTAGGCCATCTTGATTATCCTCAATAGGTTCGGCTGCGGCGTTTTCCGCCTTAAGCTCTTCTAGGGTCTGTGTCATTTTTTCTCCTGGCTGACTGCCATTTAACCTTGCTTAAGCCGCAAGTTAGCTTTGTCATTTATCCTGTTGACTCAGGGCACCCTCTAAACTGAGGT